CTTACCACTACCTAACGCACGTTCGCTCAATGCCATCCCTTACGTTTGAAGTGATCTAATGCTTTACACATAGAACCATAACGATTCATGTTATAAGCAATACCCCACTCTACCTGCTTATATCCATCTACTTTACTAAGATACTTAGATCTACCTTGTGGTATGCCGTAATGACTACCATTCTTAGCTTTAGGATTCCAACGTGATTCGGCATGGTATAACTCATCTAAGCAATAGAACTCTGTGAATGAATGATTTAACTGGATAAATGCATATTGTTTGTAATGCATAGGTTTATTAACAACTTGAGATTCAGCTCTTTCAAGGCCAATAATTTGTGCTACAAATAGAGCGGTGCCAACTAGCGTGCACCTTGCGAGCCATCCCCTACGGGGCTCGCCTTTTCGCCTTGAGGGCGAATGCGATCTAGAGCGTATCATATGGTGTCAAATCAATTAACATAACTGCAGGTCAGACGGCATGTCACGATACGTAGATCATCACCTTCTTGCCATGTTTGATCGTAGCCAATCTCGTTCATTGTTTAACCCTTCCTAGATTACGTAATGCTTGAATGTTGTCATCACCTAAAGCCCAAATAGCAGTACGCCAACGCATTTTAACTACCAATCCACTAGCTCCATTAAATGCCATGTTAGGCGGCAAGTAATGACAGGCTGCATCACTATCCCACAATTTATTGACCCATTTACCATTACTACTAAGAGTGACTAAACATAAACCATTATTATGATTTAGCCATTTATCGATCCAGGGCGTTACCTTGCTAAATGGTGGGTTCATCCATACTCGACCATTCCAGGGTTGGTTAAGGCCATTATCTTCTAATGTGTATCTTTTTACAGCTGGTACAACCACCAATGGATGATTACTGCTGGCAACGTCTAAATCAAACTGTAAACCAAGTTTGTCAAATATCCATGAGGGCGTGTAACACTCATCTTTTAAGTTAGCAAAACTCATGGCTTACTACCCCAGCCCTTACCCTTAAACACTAAGCCAGGTGCGGAATACAGCCTGGTCATTAATGTATGACATTTAGGACAATCCATAGTAGGCACATCCTCAGTAAATGATCTAAAGGTAGAGCCAAAGGTGCCGCACTCATTACAGCTAAACTCATACGTTGGCATCTGATACCCCTAACAGTAAACAGGTGTGACACGGCAGGTTTTCAAACTGCCATGCCCCACAGCTATTACATCTACTAACCTTGCTATCTTTAGGCGTATCTTTTTGCTCACTTATATTTTTAACGCCTACACATCCACAATCCATGCACTGGTATAACTTAAAGCCATCTGGCATTTCTGTTTGATCTAGCCATAAGAACTCAGTATCACGTTTGCAGCCATTACATTTGAACTTAGTCACGATTTATCAACTCATGACATCTAAAGCATGTGCCATCCTTGAAGACCCGATCATCTTCACAGACTTCACACCTAATAACTGTTGGCTCTAGGTGTACTCCATTATCATCCATAACAACTTGCACACCCTTACCATTAATAAACGCTATGTAGCCCATAGTTACTCCAATTCTTCCCAAAACGATTTATAGCAGCGTGTACACCATTGAAAATCAGCATATTCACGTGTATGCCCTCTTACTGGGCAAACTAAATATTCCAATACATTCCAGTAGATAATTCTGATTTTTTCAGTAATCATTCTTTATCCTTTGGAAAGTACCAAGCGCCTGTACTCGTTTGTTTAGCCCAAATATTATGCTCTTTGATGTTATCTAAACATGTATAACCATAATAAGGCTTTTTAGTTGTCTTACTTAGACCCTTCTTTAATGCCATACCTTTAGCACAGCCACACTCAGGTGGCGGGTTAGGCGCTTCTGGCACAGCTGTAGTCCAATCAGATTCGCCCCATTGCACTGGGTCTTCTAGCTTGTTTTCTACTGTAAAGGATTGTCCAGTGTTTGCAACTCTTTCCATTTCAACTCGGCTAGGTCTTGCACCTTTTTTCGAATAGATGTAGTTAGCCAAAGCACGCCCGATTGCAGACGATTCTGCCAGCTCACAAGCAAACTTATTAAAGCTCGAACCAGTGCGTATTTCTGATGCCCAACCAGTCGCAACTGGAATCGCATCAGCCGTAGTTCTGTATAACCTAGCAACAAACACAAACTCATCTGGATTTGCACCTGGCCTATTAACAAGTTCTGTTTGTATAGATCCGTCTTCATTGTCTTTCCACCACTTCTCTAGTCTTTCTTCTACAGTTTCGTAATTGCTTAGGTCAAACGCCATTAGTCTTTCCAATCAAACTCGGAGTCTTGCTCTGCTTCGAGCACTGTCCTATAGATAGCACCATAGGCGATAAAGTCTTTAACTGAATCGTAGTGATCTGGAGATTCAGTAAGCCTAGATACCTTGACCAACGCCATACATAAAGCAGCTTGGTGTGCTGTGATTGGGTGATCGAGATATGCACTCCATAATCCTGCGATTCTTTGGTGGTTGTAGTATGGGTGTCCATAGACACTTCCACGCTGTTGGATTGTAGTAATGACTTCATTAAACAAATCCTCATTTTTTGTCATAATCGAATACAGCCCTTGATCTTAGTTTTTCGATCTTCTGATTGTGTTCAATAGATGCTTTCCAGCCAGCTGATCTGCCAACCCAGTAGCCACGATCAAACGCTCTACTTTGTATCTTCCAATAAGCCAGTACTAATACTGCTAGACCTAGCATGATCCAAAAAAACAAAAGACCATCCTGTCTAGCTTCTAGCCATATATTATTCATTTGTAGCCCTACCTTCTATGCACACGATTTGTGGCATGTCAATAGTGTGGCACTTGTGTATGACTTTGTGGATGATTTAAGGCCTATTTTTGATAACGATTTGATAACGTTATTTGTAGAGTTTGCCTTCAAATATAAAACTGCCGTCTGCATTAATAGGAATGGTTATTACCTGAACCTTGCGCTCATGCACGTAGGCCACGGCAAAGCCTTGTTGCCAGTTAGCATAGCCCCTTGTATACGCCATGCCTGAACTGCTTAAATCTACTAAATTGCCAACCTCAACACCCCATACAGTACGCCCTAATTGGCCTCTGGAAGCCTCTGTAAAGGCTGATACCCCTAATCTATGGGTGTGACCACAGACAACGCTCTTACCTAGCCTTCTAGCCCCGTTTAAGGCCGTTTGTCCAGGTACTTGGCTAAGAGGGAAAGCATCTCCATGAACGGCTGTCCAGCCTGGCGCCCAGTCAAGCCCGAAAGGACTGAACTTGATTCCAAGCTTGTCATATCCCATAAAACGCTCATACTGCATTTCGGGTAAGTTGAGGAATGATGGTAGTCGTTTTTTGATTGATCGATAAAGTCTGATTCCATGATTACTTCCTAATACATCTGTTACGCCTAAGTAACTTAATACTTCTTGTGTTTGTTTTCTATCGTCATTTATGTTGCCAACCATCTCATCAATAGTGCCGGCATTAAAACCGCCTAGCTGTGGTAGATCAATTTCATCACCAATGCAGATAGTCCTATGCGGATTCCATTTGGCTAAAAAGCGGCCTACTGACTTGACAGATTTTTCATTAAAAAAAGGGACTTGCAGATCTGATACAAACGCTATGCGCTTAATCGTCTTCCTCGTAATCATCTAGGGGATCTCTTATTGGATCTGTAGTATCAACTATCCAATCAGGATAACTTGTACGATCCATAGCAAAGGCCAAAGCCGTAGATTCATCCATGCCATTTTTACGGCAAGCCTTATATACCTCATTGGCTGCAATAGCCCAGTAATCTAATTTAGTTAAGACAGGCTCTTTAGTAGTCCTGCGCTTACGCACCATCTTCTTTGGTTTGCGTTTAGTAGCCATGTTGAAATTATGACTTACTTATGATAGTAAATAGATCATCAACACGCTGTTCTAATCTAGTTAATTGATCCTTCATACTAGATCCACCATTAGGGCGTAACTCATTTAGCCAGCCTTTAACTAAAAAACGTAATCCGATTAGTACGCCTGATAGCACGGCCATAACGCCAGCGCCAAAGCCAGCCCATTCCGCTGGACTCATTTCGCATCTGCACCGAGGCCATAAGCCGTATCGGATTTGTCTAAAGCCCTAGCTGCTGGGCCAGCCAATGCTGCAACTATTACAGACAGTGCTGGATCTAAACCTAATTCATTACTTGCTAAAAATGTTAAGAAAGATACTAATACCGAACGTGCGTAAGATTTTAGTATTGCTTTTTGCTTTTTGGTTATTTTCATATTTTGCCCCCTAGTAGTGGTATATCGAACGGCCTAGAATCTGTATCACCCGCTTTAGTAAAGCTAATGTGTATGTGTGACTTGTGAGGATTTATGCCCCTGTAACGCCGCCACTTAAATCCAAACCTTCTTGATGCAATAAAACCATTATGGATTACGTAAGATAGGCGTTTATCGGTTTTAGCACAAACCCTGATCTGGTCAGCCAAATATATCGAGAGCTGGTCGGATGAATCCAAACGAGAATCAATATCAATGGCTCGGACGATCCCAGATTTGTCTGGATTATGATCTGAGGCGTTTGCTCGCCTGGCATGACGAGCATCACCAATCCACCCATCACTGGTAGTGCGGCGATCTGGATACCAGGTATCAACCTGATCTCTTAACTGCACCCCAGCTGCGCATAACCATGGTTTCATTTGTCACATTGTTTCAAAATTGTGCTCAAACGCTAGGTTTGCCTAGGCTTAATCCTTCTGGTATTGGCTTGCTATATTCCCATTTAGCAATATAAGCACCAATGCCGTCAGAATCATCTTTTAGATGTATTCCTAGTTTCAAAAAATTATCTGTAGGATTTATTTCTGGATATGCTTCTATAATTTTTTCCCAAAGTTCCATTTATGCTCCCAAATAATAGATATCGAATTGATTACAACCTGGATTACCGCCAGTACCTAATAAATCAAGAGAACCACCTCTATTTTGAGTAACAGTTAATTCATAATAATCGCCAGCGGTTGCATTAACAATTACTGATAATTGCAAAGTAACTTCAATACCTGAACCATTGTTATTCCATTTGGCTAAGTTCAATAAACTGCCATTTTTATTGATTCTCATTTCTCTATAACCAGTAGCGTTTACATCAAACCAAACTCTACCAATTAAAAGATACTTACCACTTTTTCCAGCGGGAATAGTTAAACGACCAGTGTTGCTTGATGTGCTATGGTAATTATCTGTATCAAAATATTCTGAACCAAACAATGCGATTGTTTCAGTTGAATTGGCTATAGATTGATTTCCGCTATTATGTACACTAGCGCCTGAAAATGAAGCACCAGCAGAAGCCCACTTTAATCCTGTAGCAGTACTTGAATCCGCAGTGAGGACTGTTGCGTCTGCGCCAACTGCAATACGACTAAAAGTATCTGCGCCAGTGCCTGCAACTAAATCACCTTTAGCATCGATAGCAGTAGCCATAGAGTTCGTAATTGTTACTGTGCCAGAAGTGCCACCACCTGATATACCTACACCAGCTGTTACGCCTTCAATATCTCCAGTAGCACCAGAGGCTACCCATGTTGCGCCATCGTAATACCATAAAGAATTATTATCTTTAGTAAATGCAAAGTTACCCTCTTGTGGAGAAGTTACAGCTGCATCTCTAGCTGTTGCATTAGCAAACACCCAGATACCTTGCATTAAATAGCCATCTACGTCGGCGGCAGTTAATACCTCGCCTGTAGTAAAATCCTTAAACCCTAAACCAGCTGCCATCTTTACTCCTTAGTAACTTAGGACATTATAGCCCAAAGTACCATA